TCAACGAACGCGATTTAAAACACGCGTTAAATGATCAATAGTCGCATCGGTGACAATATTTTTATCCGAATCAGGGAAGCCGATTAAGTCCCTTTTTGGGATGCCAGGATGCCGCCCTTTACGCTCAGTACCAAAATGATGAATGCTAGGCAACTTGCCTTGAACTCGTGATTCATCAAATCCCAATACCAAATCGTCGCCATTAACTGAATAATGAAAGCTGGCTAGCATACGACCTGTTTTATTAAGTGGCCCGCCTTTGCGTTTACCTTGAGCCAAGGTTACTAACGACAATTCTTGCCAATCTTTGCCTTCAGGATCTTTGCCTGCATCATGTCGCTTTTGATTAGCGTTAAACAACGATTCGCCGATACTGCCCAGCATCTCTTGTGGTGTTGCTATTTCCCGGCGAACCGTCTCCATGATGCGATTCAAATGGTCAGTATTAAACTCTATTTCAAATTGCATAATCCCAACCTATATATATAATGAGTACGTGGCGATAGGAGCCAGGGTGACTGCACACCAGACCGAACCAAAACCACAGAACGGCCTTGCAGAATGGGCCGTTCACTATTTTTTAAACAACAATCGCCCCAAACGTTGTTTATCGAAATACTTTAACCGTTGTTTTGGCGATGATGGCTCAGACCGCATCACCGTCGCCCCTGTCCATCCGGTGCGCCCCCACTCAAACGCAACAATCGCATACTCGTTAGTGCCCTCTAGTTCAAACACTCTCAGATAGCGTCGTTTCAACCGCCAACGCTTAGGCTTATCTGGATTATTTGCAGTCCATGCGCCATCCTCCTCCCAATGCCACCAGACCTCATCAGGCTCTAATAGAGCCATTGCCATTAAATTGAAATACCTGATACGGCGTAGTTTTTCAGGGTTTTCGTCCCACTTAAATTTTCCAGACTCTTTATCGCCTTTGATAAATAGCGCCTTACTAACAGCGACAGCTGTATCAGTCGCATCAAAAAACACCGTGCCGACATCGATAGTTGCACCGAAAATACCTAAAAAATCCTCGACTGCCGATTTAGGGTCCGTGCCTTCCGGCAATAAAATATTAGGCGAAACCTTGGTTGGTGTCGGCAAATCCGGTACCTTAAAACCAGTCGGCCAGGGCTTGTCACGTTGCTTTAATACTGCGTCGTAACCCGTCAACGGCGGCACTGTATGCGGCTCTAAATAAGCCTTGCCCGGATTGTACGCAAAGCCCGGATCAATGCCCTTCGGTACTTGTACAGTGCGCGGGTTACTGCCGTTTTTACCGACTACCTTATCTTCCCACACAGTCGGGGGCGCTTGGTCGGGGCCGGATTTACCGCGTAACTGCCAGTTTTGCTCAGCCTCAGTAGTGGTTAGCGAGCGCACGCGGCATTTACAGCCCCAGCCGTTTTGCGGGTAATGACTATCCCACCACACATCATCTGCAGACAACACCAGACCGTCCCAGGCTTTATGCTCCAGGCGCGGATGCTCAATACTGGTGTGGTCGTACTCCCAAAACGGCCGCAGGTGTTTGACGGCCATCATTTGTTGATAGCGCCCGGCGTTATAAGACTGCGTGATATTAGTATCGTAGATTATGCGGCTACGCCAGCCCGGTGCGCCGTTGTATGACCAGCCATGCTTGGTAGCGATATCTTTAAATGACTGCTTAAACTCCTCATAACCACCGCCTACGGTTTTAGCCTGGATAATGGCGTTGTAAAAATCCTCGACAAGGGCATCGGTGGCCGCGCCAGCTACAACAAACGCATGGCTATGCTGCTGTTGCCAAATGTCTGTCCAGCCTGACGTTGGCAGCTTGATTTTGTTTTTGAAAAAATCGATCGCCTCTTTAAATGGCAGTTGGGCGGGGTCAGTAGCCATAGACTTCATCAGTCCTAGAGTTGTAATCAGAGAGCGACAAAAACGCTATTTTTAGACCAAAAAAAATAGGGCCTTCATCCATAGATCTTTCAAAATATACAGATGGACCCAGTTCAAAATTTTGGCAAAACGAAATATCCCGGACTAATTGATCAAGCGCTTTATTAACATTTTTGTACGCTATGCCATCGACTATAAAAACGGGTTTTTTAGGCTCAGCTGCACGACGTTGATACTCTGCCGAGAGAGCATGTCTAATATCGGTTAACTCATCATCGGTCATGGTTGAATAGTCATTCTTCATGATTTTTACTCTGATGTTTATGTGGTAGCGGTAGATTAAACCTTGGCTGTTTCCACCTATCAGGATAGGTGGCATCGATTTGATAAGGTCTTCGGACTTGGTAATAACCTATCGAGGTCTTTGTAAATTCATATTCATTTCCACATTTCTGACAATCCGCGGCCAAAGCGACCGGGTTACTGGTTTCCCTTGCCTCACATGGCAAGGGAGCATAGATCCACGCATTACAATGCGGACATATAAAATCACTCATCACCTACCCTCATTAACATCACTCCGCCCCGCCAAATTAGCCGCCGCCAACCCTAACGCCACCGACTCTGCCCATGCCGAACTATCCAGCTTTAACGCCTCAATCCCGGCAATCGCCTCATCAAACGACCCTGCCTCAGCCACCAACGCCGCAATCTGTTGAATAACTGCTTGCTCATGCGGTACACATAACGCGGCTAATTGCGCGCTATAGGCTGCAGTAATGTCATCAGCCCCACCTTTTTGCGCCGCCAATGCCGCCAACCGTGTCAATGCAGCATTAGCAGCTGGAACAACCGCTTTACCGCTCGCCGTTAAAATCTTGGCATCTTTACCTGCACGCGGTATCTGTAACGATTGATGCGCCCAATCGACATCAATCTCCATGCCCAGATCAGCGCCAATTTTTAGCACATCCACCATGGCTTTTTGATCGACCGACTCGGCCGTGTCGTACTTCAACACCGGCATACGGTCCGGCGCAAACATGCCGTTCAACAACACAATCGGCTTGATGATCTGTCTATTCATGGTGGGCTCAATTTGTCGCACGTCATGCAACATAATCTCGCGCCGTACCTTGTCATGGATCAGGCCCAGTGCGTTGGTGCTGGTTTTGCCATCGGCTTGGCTGGTGAGTGTGCCGCCCAAAATGGCCAGCGATTGCTTGCGCTCCCAATATTCGGTGGCGTTTAAAAAGTCGTCTACTTTGCCGGTCTGAGCACTGACAAAATCAATCGACATCGTGCTAGGCACAATGCCCGCGCCATCATTGCCTAAATTGCGCACGGCTCTTAGCAGCTGGTCGCGCTCCGTCTTACCAATGCCGCTCGGATATTTACCCAGGCGCAACGGCATGCCGTACACCTCTAAAAACCGCTGCATGTCGCGGATGTTGTACGCCTTGTAAGCATAGGTCCAAGCTAGTACGCGGAACAACGCGGCTTGCTCGATGTAGCCGGACTTGGCGCGGTGCTCATGCACTACCCAGCCCCACTCGCGTAGCGGCTCTGGAAGGCTGTTTTTTAAATACATCAACTCGCCGGTCTTGATGTCAATTCGGAAATTGCGTTGCGGCTCAAATGTTATTGCCTTGGGCACCCACTCGCTGCCGGTTTGCCAGTCAATCTCCAGAGCCGCCAGACCTTTGCCGATCGCATCGGTAATGTCATATTGGGCATCCTCAAAACTTGGGATTTTAACCAGCATATCGGTCAGCTCTTTTGTGCGGTCGAGCTCGGATTGATTAGCATCCTCCATTGGGTGCAGTTGCCAACCCAGCCCAGTCACCGCGCGCCGACGTTTGCCTAGCTCACTAAAAATATGCGGGTCTTGCTCTTCGACCAACTCAAATAAGGTGGCCTGGTCGGTGATATAGCCCTGGTCGGCCTGAGCAAACGCCGCCGCTAGTCGCGTGGGGTCAAGCGTAGTAACGCTCATGTAATTAAGAGCGGTGCTTTGCGTAGAGCGCGCACCGGCTTGCAATGTTTCCAGGCCTTTTTTGCTGACCTGGGTAAGTTTGGCTAGAGCGGCCTTGGCTTGTTTAATCACTTAAAAAATCCTCATCACATAAACCATCAACCCAATCCATTGCCTCATCCGTGCCTTCAGGATAGGGGCAATCAGCGTCGGTTAAACCGCACAATGCGGCATCCTGTCCTTCTGTAAATTCAGCTGATCTAATCATCATCGGTCTCCATTGCATATGGCGGCTTTGGGTAATCGACATCCCCGAACAATGCGTCAGTCGGAAACACCATCGAGTCCATTGCGTCGTATAACTTGCTAGATTGAAAAAAAACAGACTTTGCTAATAGAGAGTCATAACCAAACTCATCGACAAACGTCGAGAACGTCGAACCTCGTCCATTGATATACAGCCAATCCAAATAATCAGCCGCAATCCGCAACAGTGCGACATTGTTTAGGTGCGCGGTATGCCTTCTTTGGGCAGTATCACGCCGCCTTAAAATTTCTGCTTTTTCTTCTGTCAATCGCTTCAATATATGGGTCTGCTCGTCATCGGTGAACTCACTTAGATCAAACGCGGTATCACTCATCATCCCAATCCTCTTCATAAGTGCTTCGACGACTTGTCGAACGCCGTTTGTTGCGGCTATTACCCGCAGATGTGTATTCCCACTCGCCGCCAAACTGGGTGGAGATTTTAAACAGCATCTCCAACGCGTCCGGGCCGTCGTCATGGTCGGCTTCCGGCCAGAATTTCAGCTGCTCAATCAGCGTTGATTGATTGCGATGCAGCCGGATTAACCCGTTAACCACATGCGGCTGCAGGCTGATAATGCGCAAACCCTTATCGGTACTGGGCACTACTGGCACTGCCGGAAACGGTATCCCTTCCAACGCGGCGCGCTTGACCAATTCGGTAAACAAAAATGCCTGAAACTGTACCGTCTCAACTGCCCAGGCGACGCAATGGTATTCGGCTTGCAACTCAATGGCGCGGCTGATGATTAAATCAGGTACCCGGCGGCAAATGTCCGCCTCCACTACATCCAGCACCATGGTTTCTCGGTTTAGCCCGCCCACCAATAACGCAGACGGGTCACGGCGCGGGCCTTGCTTACCCAGGGATGGATCAAGCGCGCCAAAAAACACCCAGTCCTTGCGCTTATCTACCCAAAAATGTAGCGTTTTAAACGGCGCGTTCTCATCATTGCCGGCCTCGTTTTGCTGCTCTTGACTAAAACTATCGTGATTGACCGCGCGCATGCACATCAACCGGTACAGCGGCCGCACCTCCGGCCAGCTGCACTCAGCGCCTGCGTCCATCTTGGACTTATGCTTTTTATAAAACGCCAGCGCCTCAGCCTCGAACGCCTCCTTTTCATCATCAGCACCACTACGGGTATAGATGGCTTCCCATTGCTCCCACAGCGCCATGTTGTCCGGCCAGGTCATAATCGACCTGAACACCCGACGCCGCCAGCCCGGCGCACGGCTCACCCGATTGATAGCTGCGTCGTAATGCAAACTGGTACCGACCCAGAACACGTCCATCCCGCCTTGCGGCCCGGCTAAGCCCAGCACTGCGCTCAGCACATACTTCTGCACCTTGTCGCGTTGGGTTTTGTCCTTAACGTTCTCATCGTTTTCTAAATCGTCTAGGAAGATCAAGTCAGGCCGGTGCGGGCCGTGCTTCATCCCTCTGATTTTTTTGCCGGTACCGCCGATGCGGATTTTGATGTTGTTGGCGGTGATGGCCGTGGTGGCTTGCCACACGCGGCCACGACCGCAGGCATCCGGAAAGTCCATCGCCAAGCGCGGGTTAGTGTCCAGCTCGGCTTTGATGCTTTCCAGCATCTCCGCAGCCTGCTCTTCGGTGTTCATGATGATGCCGATCATGTGCTTGCGACCGGTGACAATGCACCACAGCGAACCGAGCTGGGTTTCGTAAGTGGATTTAGCTTCGCCACGCGGCGCTTGATGTACTTCGCGGCCGTCGGCGGCACCATCTACAATCGCCGGGAAACGCTCAAAAATGAATTGATGAAACAGGCTGAAATGCGCCGTGGGTACGTAATGCGGAAAGTAGGTTTTGCAGAAGAAGCCGTAGTCAGCCTTGGCTTTGTTACGCCGAAGGGCGCTTTCGGCGGGGTCAGTTGCAAACGCCTCGCACTCCAGCTCGATCTGATTGCGTATCTGTTCGCCGAGTATGGCAAGTTCTTTTTCAAACTCTTTCCAGCTGCGAACGTCTTGGATGTCGATGGGCTCAGCCATAACGCAATCCACTCCACTGCCAATCAGTCATCCAACTAGGGCGATTTTCGCTGGTGTAATGTTTCGGCCGTAATTGCATATCTTGATATAGCGCTATCTGGGATCGAGACATACCCCTATATACTTTCGGAGTCATACTTTCTTTTGCGCGCAACCGATAATATTTTGCCAACCACACATATCTCTCGGGTGATGCTGTTTTTTCTGCCATCTCAGACACATAAACCATCGCCTCTAATAAGTTCATTTTTGGCCTTCTTTTTGGTGCTATATCCATGTAGCAGACCATCGCAGGATCAACATACTCAACCATAACGCTTCCCCAGCACCGCCCCAATATCCTCTAAATGTTCTTGCAGCACGCGCAGCGCCGCCGGGTCTTTTTTAGCCAGATGATCGGCGATGGTTTTTAATGTATCCAATGCGACAGATAGCCCGCTAAACTGCGGATTAACCCGGCTGAAAGCCTTGCTAAACTTGGCATAAGCATCAGCCAACTGCGCTAACAACTGCGCCTTGGCCTGTGCCGGAATGGCGGCGGTTTCCAGCTCGCGCGTGGTGGTAATCACCTGCCGGGCAAAATCCTCGACCAGCTGCTTATTTAGATCATCAATGCCAGACTCGCTGATGCGATACGCGGCCCGCCCAGCATCCCAGCAGTCGCCTTTGGCTTTAGCCGCGGCTTTCCACTGACGGGCGCTGTCGTAGTTAACACCGCTGCTGACAGCGGCACCCGATAGCGGCATGCCCTCAATATAGAGCCTGCGGAGTTGCGCGCGGACCTCGTGAGAATGTGCCATTAGATACGCTTCAGCAGCTCAACCACGCCCGCCACCAGCGCTGCCGAGGCACCGCCGCCCATGGCTGAGTATTTAGTAATCTCCCGGATCATCGCCTTATCTTCTTTTTCCAGCGACGTCACCCGCTCACCCAGACCATCAATGCGTTTGTCAGTGCTGACGCCTAGGTCACGTATTTTCCCGACCAAACTGGTTTCAATTCGATCCATCCGCGTATTGCTTGCTTTATCCAATCGCCGAATATCGTCTTTAATATCCTCAATGCGTGCTGTTAAACCCTGGTGCATGGACTGTATTGCGCCGGTCAGCTGTCCGATGCTGTGCATAATTTGGCCGTTATCGACCGGTGCTTGCTCTCTCATTTGCGGCCATCCTCTGTATAAAAATTGATTAGCGCGTCCAGCCGGGCTCGGCAGGTCTCGTGACTGCCTTGGGCGGCAGCAATCCATCCGGCGACGTCGGTATCGGTGGCAATGGCGGTACTTTCTGCAACAGGTGCGCCGGGGGGCTCGGGCACGGCAGTAGTAGTGGTTTCGCGGGCGCGGTTGAGCAGCCCGACAGTAGCGCTATTAAGGCAAGCGCGGCCGGTAGTAATTTTTTTAAGCGCATCGGATTTTTCCAGGGTGGTTTGGGTTAACTCAAATTCGGTTTTTGCCAGCTGGGCCGATAGCCCATCGGCCTTGGCTTGCGTGGCGGATAAACGATCTAACGACAATTGCGAAGCAATCGCGGCATCTTCAGCTTGCTCTGTTTTAATCGCGGAAATTTGTACGCTGTTGATCCAGCCACTCACCAACCAACTAAAACCGCCACCCAGCAGCGCGCCACACAGGGCGACAATCGCTAATAAATTCATTTTGTAACCTCTGCCTGTTTGGCGCATCTGTCCCGCAACTTGTAATCAAACTGCAGGGCATCCTCAATGGAGTAGCGCGGAATCTTTAAATAACTGGCAACCAGGTTTTCAACACTGGCGCCTTTAGATGCACGGTAACCCGGCAGCAACACCACGCAATCACAGGCCAGCATCTGTGTTAATGACAGACGCATATAGCCCTCCCAACTGCCGCATGGCGGTTGTTGGTTTTCCGCAGGGTTTTCCACAACAAAGCCACGCGCCCGCAACTGTGCCGCAGCTTCATTAAATGCCGGGTAATTAAACTCAGGCAGGCCCGACATCGGTCCGGCTAAATAAATGCGTGTCATAACGAGCTCCCAAAACGAGCTTGCAGGTTACGCGCGCGCGAGGTGTTTTAGCAGCCGGGAAACGTTTCCAGCGCGGGCAATAGGCGGGGGTTGGCGTATCGTTTTGGCATGCCAATTTGTTGGGAGTACCGATATGGTCAATAGCAGAGATATTAAAAATGACTGCAGCTAACCTACTGATAAAAATCAGTGCGGCCTTTGTGTTTCTGGCCAGCGTGGCGTTAGTAGCCCGGTTGCTCATCTTTATCTGCATTATTTTGGAGCCCATAGTGCTGCGGTTTTTTAGATGCAAACACTGCCCACACAGATAACAGATAGCGACTGGCTAAAAGCGCGGCTGGACAAAATCCAGCAACGCTTAACCCATGATGATGCCCACCGCTTTACCGAGCGTGTCGGCATTAAAACAATAGCGGGCATCTCAGAGACTGAGGCCCGCGAACAAACGTTTAGAGACTACTACTGTGGAGGTTGCAATTGATTGATATCAATAAACATAAATTACTTGAGCAAGCGCAGGAACTTACTTATGCAATAGAGCGTTGCGGAGCCAGTGTAGAAATTACGCATGCTGTCGTTGAGTCGCAAAAATTGCTACAGGATTTAGATAATTTTTTAAAAATAGAAGGGGTAATTAAATGATGTTTATTTTAAATAGATTGCGCGGCACCTGGAGCTGGATGGCTAAAGTGGCAGGTGTGTTACTCGGCCTGCTGTTTGGCGTTATTACCGATAACCCATACCTGGGTTTGGCGGTGGCCATCGGGTACATTGCCGGGGAGTCATGGGGCTGGGGGGACTGGATAGGCGGTTTAATCGACGGCCGCGACTTTGTCGGCGCAGAGGGCCGCAATAACGGCATCGCCTGGCTAGCCGAAAAAATAGTGGCGTTTAACTACCCCACCCAGGGGCGCTCATTAGCCGACAACGTCAGGCGCTACAACATTGCCGCCTTAATCATCCGGGGCGTTTATTGGTGGGCACCAACACTCGGGCCGCTGGCCTGGGCGTTTAACCCCATCGAAGTTACCGTCGGCATCGTGTTTTTGTCCCTGTTTTGGCCGGTATCCATCTGGCTGGCACAAGAGACAAAATTCAGCATCCCCGGCTTGGTATCTGATACCTGGTCACGCAGCGAGGTAATCTACGGCGTTGCGCAAGACCTCGTCTTTACGCTGCTAATCGCACACTACTTATTGGGGGTTTAACATGGGTAAATTGGGTATTGACTGGAGCCAAAATTCCACCAAACGCGGCGCGATCTGGCTAGTAGCTGGGGTTATCGGATTAATTTACACCTGGGGCACAAAAGACAGCTCGCAGTTGATGTTTATTGCGTCATCTGTCGCGGGTGGGCTAGGCGTGGGGATCAAAGATTGATGATTAACATGAGGTCGATTTTAATCGCGTTGGCGGTGATTAGCGTTGTTGCGTGGTTGTTGAGTTGACCATTGCGAGTATATGCTCGCAATGGTCGTAACTTATGGTGGGCACCGCTGTTTGTGCCCACCATTTTGATTTACCCCAACCGGCTAATAATCCACCGGCTCAGCGGCATAGCCGCTGCATCAGCCGTCGCCTGCCACCGCGCTTTATCAGCAGGCTTGCAGCGCAGTAATATCACTGCAGCCGCTCGCGTATCAGCAGATTTTTCAGCATTTTTATTGCCGAGCCTGCCGGTTAATTTATCCATCACGCCCACCTCCAACAATCATCGGCATCATCCACCGATAAAAAAACTTACGCTCCCCCTCGTGCGGCCCCTTCCAAAACCCATGCCAATGCCCGCGCCGCAAGTGCGCTTTAACGCTACGGCCGGTTTGCTCGGCTAGATCTGCCTGAGACTGCCGTAACTGCGCGCCGATTTTGCCACCGACTGTCCAAATGCGCGGCTTGTCAGCCGGAAACAGTCGCCAGCCTTTTTTGGTTTTAACGGGTTTTGGCCTGCTCGGGGATGATCCCGGCACTCTGGCATCATCAATATCCGGCTCATCAGAGCACAGATACAGCAGCATAGAGATCAGCGGGTTGATGTCTGCGGCCAGCTGCTGCACCTGCTCCGGATTTTTATCAAAGAGCAAATTAGCTAGGCCCGCCTGTTTGGCCGCTTCCGAGGCCATCCGGTCGATCGCCTCTGTCACGGTCCACGGGCCGATATGTACCGGCACCGGGATCAGGCTTTGCTCTGTATCCAGCAATAACCGCAATTCGTTGCGGTGAGCATTAACATCAAACTCCAGGTGGCACCAAAATCCGTGGAGCGTATCGCCGCACCATGTGCGTCCTGGTGTCTCGATATACACGCACCATTCTGGCAGTCGAAATAGCACCTCAGAGGGGATATCGCCAACGATGATGGTGTCGGCAATTGCTGCTTGCAAATCAGCGTCTAGCCGGTAAACGCCTTGGCTGTAACGCCAGGTGCCTATAGCTGCTAATCTGCCAACATCGGTAATCAAATGCGGAGGTAGGCGTCTTCCTGGTAACAATTTATCCATATTGGCTTGGCTGACAACTGCATACCAGCCAGCCATCGGCATAAAGCACCAAGCGGGCCAATCCGGCAGGCCATGGCCTTTGTCGGCGCGGAACTCGTCAACCATGCGGCTGGTATCGGGGTATAGCCGCATGGCGGCTCTTAGGTGTTCAGTGGGCCTTAACTTATTCATGGCATATCCAGTCGTAATCCGTAACTTTTCCGAATTCTGAATTTAACCATTTTTTTATTAGGTTTTTTAGCTCTTTTCGCATAACAGCGGTTTGCACGCCGCCATTTGCAGATATAGAGCTAATGCCATCTACGTCGAGATTGACGCGACCGCAAAAATAAACAGGCACGTCGTCATCGTCATCGTCATCAAACTGATGGATGAAATAGGGATCTAATGATATGAAATTTATCGTTACCTGAATGTCATACTTTAGATAGCCTTCGCTCACCCTGTATGAAGCGTCGCCCACCAGCTCCCCTTTGCCTTCAGCTATTAATTTTTCAGCCAGATCTCTGCTGGGTTGGGTTAACTCCGCCTTCATAGCCAACCTGTACTCATCATGTTCAAGGGCAAAGCAGCGTTTGATACGATTTAGCGTTTTTTCGCATTCACCGTAATCGCATGAATTAAATTGACTGTATGCTAGTGCAATTATTTCTAAATTTGTCATAACATCTCCTATCAGATCGAGATTTAAAAAGATCCGCATGGCGGCTCTTAGGTGGGTTTCGGGACGGATCATCATTCAATCCAAAACCAAAATGGCTCAAGTGGGCCATCCCATCCCAGCCCAAACTGAGATAGCTCATCAGCTAATGCCTCAAACTCTACGTCAGTAACTGCACTTAAATCTACATCGTTGTCAGCGCAAAACAAGCAGAGCGTATCAAAATAATTGATGTCTTTTTTTGGGTCAATACACACAGCATGTGAAGGTGCGCAGAGTTTTTTAGTTGAAAATATTATTTTCATTTTTATACCCTATCATTTCGAGATTTAAAGAGCCGCCCTGGTAGGGCGGCGTAGCTAGTTAAATGTCGTTATCAGCCTGAAACTGGATATTTTCCAGCATTTCATTAAATTCAATAATACTTGATCCCAGGCACAAATCACGAAGCTCTTTTTTTGATACCGACTCGCGGCAATTGCCGCGCATAGCTGAGGTGCTTTCTCCGTTAGAAACCCATTCATCACGTTCTGCTGAAGTTTTGAAACAATTAACACCTACAGCATTGCTGTAATAACCTGTTTTAGCGTTTGGTTGGCCAGTTGTAGTATTTCTTCCAGACATGAATTGAACTGCATAAAAATATTTTGTTGTCATGATAATCACCTATCTATTCGTGATCTACCCAGTGCCGCCGGGTCGGACTGGGCTTATCTGCTCCAGTGGTTAAAATTATACAGCATTATTTTGTTTTGTATATACAAAACAAAATAATTTATCGTGTAAAAGGATTGATGTCGGCGCGCTGCATCGTGCCGGTTTTTGTATTTGCAGCCGGACGCATGTGCAAAACGATATGGCCACCCGCATAAACCCCTACGGTATAGCCGTTGGGGGCCTCAATACCAAACCGGGCTATTTCTTATTATTCTTGGGTAAATCAAACATCCCCACTAAATGCACGGCATGAGCTACGCCGCCCATGCTATTTTCATAGTGTTGTTGACCCGTAACGATGCCACAAAAATTGGCGCGGCTATTAGCAACGATCTCTCCAGTTGAACCTACAGCAATAAAACGATATAGATTCCCCGAATCAGCAAACATCCCGCCTAGATAAATTTTTTGTGAGACTGTGCTATCTAGTTGTATTTCAATAACCTGCCCATTTACACATAAGCGCTTCCCCATCTGAGACGCCGAGTCTTTCATCACCAAACCATATTTTCCAAGCGGGATAGCCTGCAGATCTTTCCAACTCATATTCGTCGCCCCCCAAACTGCAAGAATAGCGGCGCCTTTGGTTACATCTGCACCCTGCGTGTCAGCCATGAATGGTTTAGCGGTATCAATGGCATCGTTTAGCGACTGAAATTTAAAATCTGGAGCCGCTGCTACTGGTGCAGGCTCACTTGGCACTTGATAGTCATCATGGGTCGAGCTTTGTGGCTCAGGTGTGGGCTCCTGCGCTTGGGCAATGGGTTCTGGTACAGTTTGGGTTTCCATAGGCACATCTGTTTTAAACCAATAGCCGCCAGTAAAACCAATGCACAGCGCAAAAAAATAGCCTATCAAATGTTGTTTCATTTGTTTTTCCCGTTAATTTCAGAGCCGTCATTATAGCCCGGCCCATGCTCATGCACGGTATATGTCCCCGCTATCATGCTGACCTGCTGGACCGTCTGCTGGTAGGCGTTGGGCATGTCATCAATCGATATGCCGTTTGACTCACGTAAAAACACCAGCCCCTTTAACCCTTCCCCTTCCAGGCCCTTAGTCGCCAATAATCGACACTGTCGCAAATAGCCCAGTTCCGTTGGGGTGTGGGCGACGTTTTCAGCTCGAACACCTGTAACAACGTAGCCCACATCGACACCCAATATAGCCACTTTAGCTAGATAGTTGGCCTTAGGTGGCGTGTTGTTTTTTTCATAATCGATTTGGGTCTTCTTTGTTGTTTCTGCGGCCTCGCCCATTGATGTCTGGCTTAACTTCAGCCGCTCACGCTCTTCTTTTAGTCTGTCGCCGATAGTCACTAAATATTCTCCAAATGATATTGACAGGTAACAAAATTGTTACCATAATGAACGCCACTGAATCACACAACGGAGATTATCACATGTCAGCAGCAGTCGATAGAAATGCAGTGCTTCACGCCCTGCACAAGCGCAACACTAACTTACGTAAATGGAGCGAGTCCGAGGGTTACGGCTATAGAAATGCATCAAATGTACTGAGAGGCACTAGCCGCGCGCACTTTGGTCAGGGACTGGAGATAGCCCAGAAATTAAACAAAATCGTTGAGGAGGAATCAGCATGAGCACAACAAAGGCAACCGAACCTGATAACCGTACCCAAAAAGAATTTTGTCAAGACCTGATGAGACGCGCTCCGGAAGGGGGCGATGAGTTTTGGTCGTTTCATAGGGCGGCCCACTACTACGAGTTGGCCGAGATCGATAAAAACAAAACGACGGCGGCTCAACGAGCTCGTATGAAAGCGAGCAGAGCTTACAAAAAAGGATGGAAGTTAAAAAACCAAAGAACTGCAGATAAAAAAATGGGAGAGGCAGCATGAAAGATTTAGTCATCACTGGCGAACTGCCAGAAGAGCCAAGCAACCAAGTAATCGCATTAGCTAAAGACCTAGGTTACGAAGGTGAAGTAACGCTGGGCGCGCTAGAAGACGAAGTAAGGATGTATCAGCGTCGCACAGCTGAAGCCTGTATTGAGCTGGGCAAGCGCTTGCTGTTGATAAAAGAGTTGGCGCCGCGGGGGCAGTTTGAAGAGCGAGCCAAATTATTAGGGTTTAGCAGGACATCAGCTTACCGATTTATGCAAACAGCAAAGAAGTTTTCAAACCGTCCCAAATTGGGACAGTTGGCAGCTAGTAATGAAAGTGCCTGCAAATTTTTGGAATTGCTTATCTTAGATGAAGACGATCTTACCTTGCTAGAAGAGGGAGGCAGCCCGTTTGGTGTGGCTTTAGACGAGATTGAATGCATGTCTGTATCAGAGTTAAAAGCCGCTATTCGTGATCGGGACAAACGCCTGGACGATATGACCAACTCAGAATCTAAAACTGTCAAAGTCTTAAAGTCAGACCTTGAGCATAAAGATTCAATCATCGCCAACCTGACCGTTAAAAAAGCCTATCAGTTTTTACCGCAAACCCACCATGTCCGCGAAGAGTGCCTAGCGTATCAAGCCGAGTGTGAATTGGCTTTAAACAGCATTTGGGCGATGTTTGAAGACGCTGAAAAAGAAAACATTAACGAACCCGAATGGCGGTTGCGCACAGAGCAGATCTGGATAACGGCGCATGTGGTCGCCGCCCGCGCCGCTGACATGCTGGATAAGGTCAGGCGCAGCGTTTATATGCCTGACGATATGCCCAACTCAATCACCATTAAGCACATTTTGACCGATGACGAAGCCACCAGCTGGTTGTTGGAATACCCGATGATTGAGCGCAAACACGAGACTGCCAAAGCCACGCGTGTGCAAACGCGCATTGACAGCCAACCTAAAGGGCCGGGCCGCCCACGTAAATAGCAGGTTAAGGATGAGTCATGAGAGCCAACACATTATTACAGCGCGTGGATAAAACAAGCGTTGCCGTCAGGCCAACTGCTCAGGTGATTGCGCTACGTCAGCGCAACCCCTGGAATGAGGCCAGCCATAAACAGCGCGCCATTGCCGTGGCGCGCATGGATATATGCGACGCCATTATTGCTATGGAAAACGAAGGGTTTAGCACTAACAAAGCCATCGCCACCTTGCTTAATAAAGCAGAGATAGGCGCGTTAAATACCCATTTGCAAACGGCATTGAAAGCAGCAGCCAAATCTAACCGAGACTACCCAAATCGCTCGGCATTATTCGAGTGGCGCCGGGTGGTTAAATTGGGCGGCGGTAAAGTTGAACTGTTAGATGAACACAAGGGCAAAGTGCTGAAAGAAACACCTGCTTGGTGGGGCCCAGCATTGGAGTATTACAACGCGCCAAGCAAGCCGGAAATGTCGGTAGTGCATCGGCTGTTAACCGAGGTTGACAAGCATGCCTGCACTTATGAGCAAGTGCGCGGCTACTTAAGCAGCGTCCCGGCCATGCTGGGCCGCAACAGCCCGGCGCGGATAGGTAAAAACCTTTATAGGCTGACAGAAAAGCAATACATCCGCCGCTGCACAGATAACGCCTTACCCGGCGATGTCTATGTCGCGGACGGTTACTGCGCGGACATCTTGCTAGCCAACCCACGCGACGGCCATTGGCCTTGGCGGCCTGAGCTGACTTGCTCGATTGATTTGCGCAGCCGGGTGCCGGTGGGCTGGCGAGCAGATGAGCACGAGGGCACCGTGGCCGTGCAAAACATGTGGGCTGAGGCTTTCGCCCGCTGGAACCATGTACCGCTGTTTTTATACGTGGATAACGGCTCAGGCCATAAAAACAAACTGATGAGCGATGAAATGACCGGCTTTTATGCTCGCCATAACATCACGGTAATCCACGCCATACCCGGTAACCCGCACGGCAAAGGCTGGATAGAGCGGTTTTTTGTGGAAGTTAAGCGTGACTTTTTGAAGGTGTGGCGACCGGCGTTTTACTGCGGTGACGACATGTCTGACGAGGCCCGCGCCCAAACAGCCAAGGACGTTAAGAGCGGCAAGCTGATCCCGCCCACTCTGGCTGAATTTACCGATGCGTTTAATGCCTGGATTGCTCGCTACGCTAACCGGCCACATCCGGAAAACAAGCATGTCAGCAAAGCCTCATTGTGGGCGGAGCTGGCACCACTGCCACCAGTCAGCAGCGAGATTGAGATGAAGCGCCAATCAGTGGTGTTAACGGTGCAGCGGGCCAGCATTACCCAAGGCAAGCGCGTTTATAAACACCCCGACTTACATGCTTACAACAAGCAAAAGGTGGTGCTGGAGTATGACCTGATGGATGACCGCGTCGCTATCATCCGTACCGATGACGGCCGCTGGATCTGTGATGCCGTGCTGGTTAACGCCATCGATGTGATTGCGCCAAACCGATTGGAAGAAAAACGCGAAGAGCGGGTAGCCGGGCAACAAAAACGCATCCAGAAAAAGCTGGACGAACTCAACGCCCGCGCCGGTCTGGTGATCGATGTCGACTCAGTCGTCGATAACGCGCAATCGCTGATGCAACCCGCTACACCTGAACTACCTAACCAACCGACTGATTTCAGTCTTGATGATTTTTTAAACAACTGAGGATAACCCCATGAACACCACCCAAGCGATTGACCAAATGATTATCCCCCGGCAATATTTGACGGGCATAGCGGACGCCAGCCTGCTGTATTTGATAGTTAGCGTTAATGCAGAGACCAGGGAGCTGTTATTTGCCGACGTACAAAGCGGGCCAGATAGATCCACCATGATTGCGCCCGCTCGACGCATTGCAATGGGTCTTCTCGAGCGGTTTTTTAAGCGCTTGGAGCAGGACTTTTTAGCAACTCATACCGCCCGCACTGTTGCTGAGTTTAAAGAGCAAACCGCAGTCTATTTGGCGTCACTGGCTGATGACATGGGCGTGGTGACGTTATGAGCACAGCTAACACCTACCCGGAGCACTACAGCGCAGATGACATCGCGCTGATTGAGCAGATTAAAACTTGGCTGGCTGAGCACAGCTACACGCAAGCGGCGCTGGCCCGGCTGTCTCGCGTCTCTGCCAGCAGCCTTAACCAGATCATCAAGGGCAGTTATGCCACCTCGCCGGGCAAGCTCTTGGTGAGTGTAGTCAGCGCTATGCAACACGCCGAAGAGGCCGAGACTGATGCAGTAACCGCCGTTGAAACCAGCGTGTTTAGGCTGGCGACTACGGCATTTCAAATGGCCCGGCGCAATCGCAACTTTTCAATATTGTCGGCTTACGTGGGCACCGGCAAAACCTTTGCGGCACGCCATTACCAACGCAACACGCCCAACACGTACTTAATTGAAGCTACGCCAACCATGACCATGCAGGCGCTGATTAAGCAATTGGCGCGCTTGGTAACCGGTGCCGATAGCAAAGGCTCAATTGATGACAAATTTAGGATGATCATTAACAGCTTGGCCAATACCGATAGCCTGTTGATTGTTGATGAGGCCGAAACGCTCACCCCGCATGTGCTGGATACTATCCGGCGGGTACGCGACATTGCCAACATCGGCGTAACGCTGTGCGGTACCGAGACGCTGTCCGGCATCATCAAACCCGCCCAGGGCCAATTTGACCAAATCCGCAGCCGCACTCTGTTTTGGCCGGAGACCGTCAAGCAGATCACTATTGAGGACGCCGCAGCATTAGTGCAGACAGCCTTTGGTACCGAGGAGGTACCCGACGATGTCATTGCCCGACTGTATGCTTACAGCAAAGGCTCGGCGCGGATGTTGGTCGAGGGGCTTATCTCAGCAGTTAAACAGCTTAGGCAGGGCCGGGAGCTGTCAGTAGGGATGGTCGATTTTGTCGCCGTTAAGGGCATGAGTTTACAAGCGCTGGCTAAATAGGGGGCGAGATGAGCATTTTTACAATCACATTAGAAGACAACGACAAGGGCGTTTTGGTTAAGGCCCACGCCGTTCATACTGCTGAGCAAATGCTGTCGGGAAATACCACTACTATCGCCACTACTATCGGCACGGAAATAGCGGAGCACATTCTCGCCCGGCTCAATGAAATAAGCCAGGCGGCGGCAACTATTGAGCACTCAACACTGCGCCACTAGGAGATCATCATGTTTACCCATAAAAAACCCGCTGATTACACGATCGACCAGCTACGTAGGCGTCTGGATGCTACCCACAAATATATCAACAAACAGATGTGGGAGCTGCACTGGGCACAATGGCGTTTGCGGATTGCCCACATCGGGCTGGTGGTGCTATCCATCACGCTGGCGGTGGTTATTTACTGCTGGCTAGAGGGGACTGCGCCGCAGGCATTAGCAGTCTGCACGCTATGACCAACGCCTGCACCATCCCCTGTCCGTATTGCAACAAGGATATCGACATCATCCTGGGCATGGAATTGCTGGCGGGCAATGAATGGACGGCCCTGCTAAACAGCTTACCCAACTCTGTCATCGGTGCATTGCTACGATATTTGGAGCTGTTTAAACCGCTGAAACAAGAGCTGCGTTGGAGCCGTCGGGTAGTGTTAACTGCTGAATTAGTGCCGATGATGAAAGCCGCCCAGGTAAAGCGTAAAGGCATCACCTATGCCGCGCCGCTGACGATGTGGGAAGCCGAAATGATGAAGTTAGTCGTTAACCGCCCGCCAACGCTAGTGCTACCGCTCAAGAGCAATGGCTATCTGCTGAGCATGATTGCCGGGCGCGGTGAGCAAGCGGCCGCAAAATTAGAGCAAGACGCCATCGAGCAAAAACGCAACAAAAGCAACGTCGGCGGCGGGCTGGTAGCCGTTGCCGAGCTGCAGCAAAAAGCCGCCAGCAAACCGCCCGACGGCTGGCGGGGCAATGTTAAAAAAACCAATCAATCAACCACAACGGAGTAACAACAATGACTGCAACAACTATCAACCCTGACGATTTAACCGAGCAACAATTGCAAGATTTGCTGGCGAAGAAGCTTAACCAAAAAGCCAACGATCGTAACGCCTATAAAACCATCGTTGCTGACACAGTGCCCCAAGCAGTCGCCCTGCTACGCAAAACCAGCGACGACTTAACCGATGTTAAAGCGCATATCTTTAACCTGTTTCGCGATGTGCTGACGCTAAAAGCCAGTGTGTACAACATCAAAGACGCCCAGCAAACTCACACCTTTAGCGACGACCAGCACAGCATTACCATCGGCTATCGCGTTAATGACAGCTGGGACGATACCTGCCATAGCGGCGTGCAAAAGGTCAACGAGTTTATAAAGTCGCTGGCTAAAGATGCTGACTCAGCAAAATTGGTTAACACCATTTTCAGGCTGTTGAAAAAAGACGCCAAAGGCAACCTGCGGGCCAGCCGGGTGATTGAGCTGCAAAAAATGGCCGACGAATTTAACAGCGCCGAGTTTAAAGACGGTGTGGACATCATTTTAAAATCGTACAAACCCAGCCGCTCGTGCTGGTTTATTGAGGCGTTTTACACCAGCGCTGCCGGAGTAAAAATCAGCTTGCCGCTGTCTATTTCAGCTGCCGAATTTCCCGCCGATTTTGAATTTGATTTTGCGCAGCCCACAGCGGCTACTGCTGAGTAACGGCCATGGCTGATCTAATCCGTCATTATCGTCAGCTAGTAGGCATCGCCAAAGGCTGGGCAGAGAAAAACCTGTCTGGCTGGGATGATGAGATACACCGCGCGCTGTTAGCCCGGCATGGTGCAATTGAGGTTGCAGGCCGCATTACTGCCAGTAGCCTCAACCTAACGCAACTGGGCGCGGTGCTGGATGACTACGTGCAACGCGGCTGGCCACGGCACAAAGCGTTTTATCGGGGCGGCAATACATCGACCAAGCCTAAAGCGGTATCGCCGCAAATAGCGCTGCTGGTCAAGCTGTGGGGGCGTCTGGGGCAAGCGGGCAAAATTGATAACGCCAGCCGGCAAGCCTTGCTGGCCTTTTGCGCCCGGCAAACCGCTCACAACGTACCCGACCTGGACAGCCTGACCGATGCTGAGCGGCAAGCCATCATAGAGGCGCTAAAAGCCTGGCTGGGGCGGTAACACCATGAAAACGCCTGTCGTCTCTGATGATTTGCCAACCACGTTGCGGCCTGTGTTGCGCGCGATAGTTTTAGCCCTGGGTGAGTCTGGGGCCAGAGACTGGCTGCGAGCCTACGGCGGCGGCTGGGTTTACATACCACCTCATGATGATGAGCAGGCACATTTACGGATCAGCCTGAGTACAAAAGAGGCCGCGCGGTTAATCGATGCCCTTGAGCCCTATTTATCAGCTCAGCGTTATGTGTTGATACCAGCGCCCAGGCAGATTGCTAAAGCGCGGGTACCGGCTGTAACTGAGGTGTTTCCGGAGGTTGACCCTGACCTGTTAGATTCGCTGCCCCCCATTTTGCGAGCAATCGTCAGGGCGCTGGGCTATGCCCGTGCCAGCGAATGGCTGCAGGATCACGGCGGGGTAAATATCCATATCCCACTGCATAAACCCAGGGCGCTGGGTCTGGATGAGGATGAGCTAAAAAGACTTAGGCAGGTACTGCAGCCGCACCTTGACAGCAATAACCGCCTGTGGTGTCCCAAAGCCGACAAGCTGATGGCTAAAGCTCGCAATGCCTGCATTATCAACAACGCCCATCGGGAGAGCATCGCCCAGCAGGCCCGCATTTACAAACTATCCAGCCGCCAAATCACCAACATCCGTAGTGAGGGCGTCAACTGGCAACAAAGCGATTTATTTGGAGAGCTGCAATGACAACACAAACACACGAGCACGAAATCGAACAAACCATCGAGCAACTAGCCGACCTGCTGGACCTGTGGCGCGCTACCTCTACCCAAGCCAAGCCCTATTTGCGCCGCGCGGTACTCATCGAGTTACGCCGCACCACACAAAAAATGGAGCTGCTCTGGAGCAACGAACAAATCCAGCAATAACCCTGGACGGCTCCAGCGGGCGGTGAGTTGAGACGAAAAATACCCGCAGTCACCCCGGTGCATCCTCATCGGCGCAATGACCGACTAGCCCCTCGAGACGGGGCTTTTTTTTGCCGAGTATTATCAGTAGACTGACTTTTAAATTTGGAGAGAGCATGAAAACTAAACAACAACTGCAACTAGCGATTGATGCGATTAGATTGATATGTATTGAGCATGGCATCGTCCTCGTTGGGACATGTGACAGAGAGGGGATTCTGGGGGAGATTTCAATTTTTGACGCTAATGACATTCCCGTGCCATTTGATGTTGATGCTAACCTTGTTGACGACTCATGGCAGCGCATGCGGGTAAGCGCGATTGGGGAGCCTATGGATCATGGCGATAAATTATTTACCTATAGCAACGACGCGGAGGCACTAGCAGCATTGCTAGAGGCATATGCGCATGACTTGCGGCGTGGAGCACAAGTGGCTATCCACGCAGCCACATTAATTAAAGCCGCTGACCTAATCCGTAAAAACATTAAATAGCCCGTAGGGTGGGCACCGCTTTTCGTGCCCACGCGGAATAAATCAAAATAAAACGGTGGGCAGATACAGCGTTGCCCACCCTACGCAACACACCACCATCAAAATACACTCCAAACCCCGCTAAGAAGCCATTTGAAAACCCGCCCACGCGTTTGAAGATTTTTAATTAAGCCTTTGTATAGCTAAGCCAAAAAACGCCTTAAATCGCCTCTGCTTCAATCGCTCTACCCACCCGCCGGAAACGTTTCCAGCATTATTGTTTTTCCCCAATCAACGGACAATCACCTCAACACATTTTTTGAGGCTGATATGTCCACACCCCACGCTCCCAAACTTGCCGCATTGGCGTTTGAAATTACCGCTGGTAACGGTGTACCTACCGAAGCGCACCTATTGCCGGTTGGCCCATTTCGCGCAACCGACGGGCGTCCGGAAGATGCCGACGCCTGGCAATTAGACGCCACTATTGCAGCGGCGGTTATTGCCCACATGGCGGATGTGCAAAACGACACCTTGATCGACTACGAACACCAAAACCTACACGCTGAATGGAATGGCCAGCCGGTGATTGCCGCAGGCTGGTTTCATGATTTGGAATGGCGTGAGGGCAAAGGCCTATATGCCGTCGGCGTCGACTGGACTAGCAAGGCCAAAGGGCACATCGTTGCTAAAGAATATCGTTACATCAGCACCGTTTTTTATTATTACGAGCGCACCGGCGAGGTGCTGGAGATTATCTCCGTAACACTTACCAATACCCCTGCATTAGACGGCCTAGACAGCCTAAGCGAGCCTGCGCTTGCCGCGCTATCCAAACGATTTTCTTTGCCCACACTTACCAACCCGGAGATTGACATGCCAGACCCAACCCAATTAGCCGCACTCACTGTCGAGCGCGATAGCTTAACCACTAAAGTCACTGCACTGACGATTGAGCGCGACAGCCTGTCAACACAGGTGGCCGCACTCACCACCGAGCGCGACACGCTTAAAACCCGAGTAGATGCGATTGAGGCCGAAAAAGCTCAGGCCGCGTTGGCTGCTGAGCAAACCCAAAAGGCCGATCTGGTAAAAGCCGCTTTAACCGACGGCCGCTTGCCGCCAGCGCTTAAAGACTGGGCTGAAAAACGCAGCCTGGCTGATTTAACCGAGTACCTGGGCAGTGTTAACCCGCTGGCGTTGTTAAACAAACAAGCGGGCGATGAGCATACGACTAACGCCGCTGCGCTATCAAAAGAGCAAGCCGACATCGCCGCCAAACTGGGCGTAACCGCGGAAGAGTTTTTAGCAACCCAGCAAAAAAACGCTGGCTAAACCAACAATCCATATAGGAGCAGCACATGGCATTAACACAAGCGCAGATCGATGCTTTAAAAACATCGCTGCAAACCAATTTTGACAAAGGCCTGGTCAATACGCCCAGCAATTGGAAGGCGATTGCCCGGTTGATGAAAAGTACCAGCAAATCTAATACGTATGCCTGGCTGAGCCAATGGCCATCGTTTAGAAAATGGGTCGGCGCCAGATTGCATAAAGCGGTCGCTGAAAAAGCCTATACCGTTATCAATGACAAATACGAGGCCACCATTGATGTGCAACGTACGGAAATTGAAGACGATGATTTTGGGCATTATGCGATGGTCGCCAACGGCCACGGCGAGGCCGCGACCCGGCTGCAGGATGAGCTGATTTTTGCTGCATTAACAGCGGGCTGGTCAACCAACTGCTATGACGATCAATTCTTTTTTGATACAGATCACCCGGTTTATCCCAATACCGACGGCACCGGTGTTGCAGTTCCCAAATCAAACGTGCAAGCAGGTGCGCTGGCCGAGTGGTATTTATTTGCGCCTAATGCTCCGGCATTGATTTTACAAGAGCGGCTGGCAGCAAAGTTGGAGTCACAGACCACAGCAAACGCCACTGGTGTATTTGAAAACGACGTGTTTAGTTTTGGTGGCAGATGGCGCGGCAATGCAGCGTATGGATTTTGGCAGTGTTGCTACGGTAGCAAAATCGCCCTAACCGCCGCTAATTTTGACCTGCTTTATAACAGCATGTTGTCTCAAACCGGTGACGGCGGCATCAAGTTGGGCACTATCCCTAATTTGTTGGTTTGCGGACCGAGTAACCGGGTCGCAGCTGAGGCGTTGTTATTAAAAGAGACGCTGGCTAGTGGTGAGAGCAATACGAATTACAAACGTGTTGAGCTGTTAGTCACTCCATACATCGCATAAGGATTAACCATGGCTATTTACGTAAGAGTTAATCCACGCTCTCAGTTAGAGAGTCGCTACCGTGCCGGGCTGGAGTTTGGCGCTGACTGGACAGCAATCGATGTCGACGCCGCTGACCGTGCTGCGATTGAGCAAGATCCGTATTTAGAGGTAAGCGAAAGTGCCCCGACAGAAATTGAAGCAGTGGCGGTTGAAACTGAATTGTCGCCGGCAACATCAGCTGATGGTAATAGCTATAACTATCAGTCTGGGCAGGCGCCAGAAGGTTTTGAATGGGTATTAAAGCCCAATTTAGACGACGTGTCGGCAGACCTATTGAATAACCCACCCTCGGAAAATGCGGATGGGGCATTGGCACAAGAAGTTGGTGCCGAATCAGCCACAGTGGATAGCAGTGGCGATGCCCCGGCGGTTGTTGATGCAGTCATTGCTGAGGCTGCGCCTATTGATCTGGTCGAAGCTGTCGCGGCACCTGCCGACCAGCCACAGGCCGACGAGTTATATCAGGCTGTTAAAGCGGCTGTTGCCACGCTGGATAAAGACATCCCGGCAAACTGGCTAAAAGATGGCCGCCCAGCTACCAGACCACTAGAGGAGATCATCGGTAAAACCGTGTCCTCCGGCCTACGCGATTTGGTTTGGGCTGACATCCGTACCGAGGCGGGCGAGTAATGCCGTTTGCAACCCGCGCCGATTTATTAGCTCGCAGTAATGCCATGCGCCTGGCGCAATTGGCGGTACCGGCTGATATAGCCATGCCGCCGGATGAGGCCATGCGCATTGCCATTGAGGGCGGCGATATAACGGGCTATACCGCTGACGAACAAACAGCGCTAGCCCTGGCGTTGGATGCAATAGACAAAGCCTTGGCAGATGCCGAGGCCTTGCTTTTAAGTTACGGCATACCAGCCACCGTGCAAACCACACTGCTGGCCCGGCTTGCCTCAACGGTCGCGCTGTATTACCTACAAGGTGCTACGCGCATGACTGATGATGTCAGCAATGCGTATAAGAGCGTGATCGACACTTTAAAAAGCCATGCCGAAGGGAAAATAAATTTAATCCCGCCTGCACCCGCATTACCCACTGACCCGGTTATCTCCGAGGATTTGGTGTTAATGAGTAGCAGCCCGCGCCGTTACAGCAGTGCCGATACGGCGAGCGACTGGTAGTGATTTCTTTAACCCCACTCATCCAGCATTTAATGCCTAAGCCGGTCGGGTTTGCCCGCTTGTGGTTTAGGAAGGTTGATGGCGCGGCAGAGTACGCAAAAATCGAACCAGAAGCATTGCCACTGCCTGCAGCTTGGGTGGTGCGCAGTACTGATAAAGAGACAGATGCCGGTGAGCGGGCATCCAATTTAACATTGGGCTTTGACGTAGTGATTGCCATAGGAAACGCCCACAGCCATTACCCCGGCGAAACCGACGACATCATGCTTGCTTATCGACATGCCGTCCGTAAGTTGCTGCAGGGATGGGAGGTTGAGACCGATGTCCGCCCCATCAAGTTTAAAGGCGGCAAGGTGTTAGATGTAACTGCTGGGGACATGTACTGGGCTGACCATTACGAGTTTGACGCCCTGATTACCAATTATTTACTAGACCCAGTCCCGTTTAGCGAGCTGGTTTACACCGGAGATAAATTATGACTATATCGTTTAATAACATCACGCAGGCGCTGCGTTATCCCAGTGTTTACATCGAGATCGACGGCTCACAAGCCGGTCTAGGCCAAGACATCCCAGCGGTATTGCTAGTCGGCCAAAAACTACCCACAGGCACCGCGCCGACTGGTGAGGTGTTGCCTATATCCAGTGTATCGGATGCTAAAACCAAAGCGGGTGCGGGCTCTATGCTGGCACAAATGGCCGCGCGGTACCGGGCAATCGACCCAACGCTGGATGTTTATATTTTGCCGTATGCTGACAATGTTGCGGGGGTTGCCGCCACAGGCACTATCACGGTGACGGGTGTGGCCACCGTAGCAGGCACCTTGGCGCTGTACATTGCCGGCAAGCTGGTCAGCGTAGGCATTACCGCCAGCATGACCCTGGCACAAATTGCCACGGCCATTGCTGCGGCCATTACTGATATTGAAATTCCGGTGACAGCGTCAGCCACTGGCGTAGTGGTAACACTCACTGCCCGTCACAAAGGCACTTGCGGCAACAACATCGACATCCGCCTCAATTTATACAATGAGACGCTGCCAACGAATCTGGGCTTAACGTTTGCTTTGATGTCCGGCGGCACCGGCGACCCGGCACCGGGCAACCTGGAAGCCATCTTAGGCACTAGCCGTTGGTATCGTTACGTCGCCCTGGGCATTAATGACGCCGCCACACTGGCCGCCTGGCACACCGAAAGCCAGCGCCGTTACCAGCCGCCTGTGCAAGCGGGCTTTAGGGCCTTTACCGCGCACCGTGGCGACTACAACGCCGCTGCTGCCTTCGGCGTCACCAAAAACTACGAGCATATCGTTGATCTGTCGCTGGAAATAAATCCAACCAGCACCTGGGAAGCCGCTGCCATTGTCGCCGCCGCCGCTGCGCCAAAGCTGTACAACAGCCCGGTGGAATCGCTGGAAGGCATCCAGTTGACCGGCATGATCGGCGTCAGCTATCACACCTGGACCAATGCCAACAGCCTGTTATTTAAGGGCATGAGCGTGTTGCAGGTTAACAAGGATGGCTCATGCAGCATTAAACGCTTGATCACCATGCACCAGTTTAGACCGGACGGCAGCGCTGACGACGCGTATCTGGATGTTAACGCCCCGGAAGTGCTGGAGCGCATCCGCTATGAACAACGCATCGGCGCCATCAAAAAGTTTGTCGGTACGGCAGCGGCCAAAACCAATGAGGGTTACCGGCCCGGCCTGCGCATCACCACCGAAGACTCGGTGCGCGCATTTTTGCTGAGCCTGTACCAGCACAAACTGCTGCAGGAATTCGGCTGGGTGCAGAACTACGCGTATTACAAATCGACGCTGATCGTGGAGCAAGACCCGCTCAACCCCAGCCGGTTTAACTATATAGATACACCGGTGCTGCTGTCACCGTTCTACATCTTGGCTGGCCGCGCGCAGTTTTTGAAAGCTGTTTAAAGACGATTTTAAGGGGATTTACACATGGCTCAATTAAACAACATCCGCACCGTGTCGGTGCCCTCGCTGGGTAAGCTGCCATTGGCTGCAAGCCCTGGCACATTTACGCCCAGCGGCCTAAAACGCGACCACAAACCGGGCAGGCTGCCGGAAGACGGCGGCTACCTGACATCGTCAATGCCATCAAAGTTAGAGCTAAATATCAATCTGCAAGCCGGTGTCGATATGGATGCGATCAACGCTATTGAAAACGAGGACATTACAATCCGGTTAACAGATGGCGCGGTGTACATGATGTCGCAGGCATTTGTTACAGAGCCGGTCGGGTTTGGCGATGGCGAAAGCAAAATCGTCATCATGAGCAACACATCTGAGCGCATAGGTTAATTATTATGGCTATCGTCTACGCACGCGTTAACCCATCATCACAACAGTCTGAGCATGTCCGCGTAGGCGTGGTGTTTACTACCGCATGGCAGTCCGTTGATGTCGATGCAGCTACCCGCACCGCGCTGTTTGCCGACCCGTTTTTGCAGGCGAGCGATACTGATCCAGGGGGCAGTTCTGGCGTAACGATTAACGAAGACAACCCGACTAAAGTCCGGACGTATAGCGCTCTTGATAAGCGCCCGGCAGCGGCTGTTTTTGGTGTTGGGGTTGCTCAGGTTGGCGGGGTATTGTCGGTATCAAATGGCAGCAGTTGGAGTAGTGTTGGTAGTGGGGGTGCTAATCTGCGATTAAAAACGTTAGTTATCGGCGACTCGCTTGTCACGCAAGGTATCGTTACCGGCACGGCTGCAGCACCACAACTTATCGGTAGATCTGAGTCGCATTTAGTTAATTTTTTTGCCGGCGGCGTGCTGGAGTTTCCGGAAACATCAGCGATAGTCCAGGCTACCTACGCAGGCCATGCTGGTATTTCGCGAGACAGCCATTATAGTTACTCGGGGGCAACATCATCAGCTATCCTAGCCGATATTGATGCGTATCTAATACCATCGCTGCAAGCAAGCAAGGTTATATATGACCTGTTGCTCATACCGGCACTATTTGATAATGATATTTCCGCAGCCATCCCAACAGCTACCTCTATCGCCAACGCAAAATCAATTATTGCTAAGCTAAAAAGCATTTACCCAGACATTTTAGTTGTTATTGGCACATCCAGACCTAGTTCGTTTTTTGACACAGCGCCAGAAAAGGCGCTATTTGCTGCTACGTATGCGGCTGTTTTAGCTCTGGATAACGGCAGTACTATCAGGGCCTATGCACAGGGCTACGACTATGCCAGTGCAGATGGTACAACGCCAGTTGTCATCGGTGTAACGGGGACAATATCTGGCACAACCATGACGATAACATCAGTTAATAGCAATCCAACTGGTATTAAATTGCAAATCGGGATGCAAGTGATTGATGCCGGTCACGCCATTACTAGTGTCCCTGATAATCTTGGCGGCATCGGAGTTTATGGGGTTACTACTGGCCTAACTGTTTCCGGCAATTTTATAGTGATGCCATACACAGATGGCGATGGAGCGGGACTAGGCGGCATACATACAAATGGTTTTGGCACCTCTTTAAACGCTCGCAAAGCAGCGGCAGTTATTAAACAGCTGGGGGCTAGTAATAAAACTAGAAACCTAATTTTGTCAGGCATTAAGGGCCTGGTCGGGTCGACTGCAGTAAATGCAACGACTAACGTGACCGGCACTAGACCGCCGGGTGTTACATTTGCAGGATCGGCAACATCAACATTAGTCGCCGAGGCATTACAACCGGGGTTAAGACTATCGTACTCTGCGATTGGTGATTCGGCAGTTATGCAAGATTTGGCGTATTTGGCATTTGATATCTACACCTTGCCCCAAGCAGTTGATGGGTATCGGATGATTGTTCGCGCGCGGATAGTCTCTGGGGCGGACTATATTGCACAAATTGATCTAGCTAATAGACAAACTGACAACGGAGTTTTGTTAAACCCACTTAATACATGGTTTAGCAATGGCACTGGAGCTGCTGGGGGCATTACTGGCGTTATCTATCAGGATGGTGATGAGCTCACATTTATTAGCCCCGTTATTAGATCTGCTGGCGTTGGTGCATTAATAACAGCGATTACCAGCTATTTGCATGTACGTGCAAAAGCAAAAACGCCTGCTGACGTGGCTATTGTTGTTGATTTATTGGATGTTGGTTATGAGTTAGTAACTGACGGTGCTGAGATAGCAACACTAGTGGCTGGTACTGTAACAATTAGTGATAGCAGAGTACGTACAGGGTCTAAGATTCGTTTTTGGCGGGTAATTGATGGCGGTACTGTAGGATCGTTAAAAGAGACTGCTAGGGTATCCGGCACATCAGTGACAATCGGCTCTTTTAATGCCGCTGGGGCTGCCAATGCGGCTGATACGTCGCAGATACGGTATGCAATTGAGTGATTTTAAAAAAAGGTTAATTAATAATGGCAATTTTAAATCTAAAACACCCGCTCACATTCGGCAAAAAAACCATTGCTGAGCTGAGATTCCGCGACTACACCACTGCTGCCGATTACCTCTCTTTCGACAAGCGCGGCGGCGTGGCGCAACGGATTGCGTTGATTGCCAGTTTGACGGGTACGGATGAGGCATTAATTGAGCAGTTGCATGGCCCCGATTACCGCGCCGCTGAAAAAATTGCTGAGGCGATGTTGGTTGCTGATGATGCTGAGCCTGAGCAACCTGCCGATGCTAGTCAGGAGGCGGCCGAAAAAAAGTGATACGCATCATCACGGCAGTTGGCCTAGTCACAAAGGTGATGAACCAGCCGCTGCCGGTGGTGAAGGCTCTGCCGTTAACAGAGCTGTTTTTATGGGCGAAACTGGCCGCCAGCATGGATGGTCGAGAGTTCCAATAATCCCCAGATGGCCCTCGCGGGAAACAGTTCCCGCGTAACAATTCGCCGCCCAACCCAATAAACTCCGGTTACATCCCAGTCACCGGAGTTTTTTTATGTCTAATGCCGCCGCCGATGTTGAAGTCCGGCTTAAGTTTGTTGATAAGGGCGCAACGTCAGCCATTGCCAAATATGCCAAAGAAGTTGAGAAATCGACTAAGCAAGCCGAAACCGCCGTTACTCAATCCAATACACGCCAGCGAAATAGTTACGACCGGCTATCACAAGCCCGAGAATCGTTGGGCGTACGCTCAGAAAAGAAAATCCAATTAGAAATATCAAGAACTGAAAGCGCGTATAAGCGCCTTGAAGCCTCCGGCACCCTAAGCCAAGCTCAGCTGGCCCGCGCTGCCGACAAAACCAAAAGCAAAATCACCACGCTGACCAATGAAATGGGCAAGCTGACCCATGAGCAAGAAAAAGCCGCGCGGGCTGCTAAAGAGTTTGAAAAAAACCAAGGGCGGTTAAGGTTTGGTGCATCTGCAGCGGTGGGTGTGGGCGCAGCGGGTTATGCGCTTAAGGGGCCAATTGGTAAAGCCATGAGCTTTGATGAGATGTTGGTTAGTATGTCAAATACCGCATTTGCTGAGCGCGATGCACGTGGACGAATTGCCGGCAGCAAAGATCTTGAGTCAGTAATTAACCGGTCTATTGATCTTAAGCGTGGCGGTGGTGGTACCCGCGATCAAGCCGCCGAAGCATTAAGCGCCATGCTGGGGAAAGGCACGTTAGGTTTTCAACGTTCTATGGATTTTTTACCAACGGTAATGCGCACGGCAACCGGAGCCAGCGCTAATCCGTTAGATATTGCGGAGCTGTCCAGCGCGTTGTACGGACAAGGCGTCGTCAAGTCGGACCGCGAATTAAAAACAGCGCTGAATATGATTACCGCATCCGGCCAAGCGGGCGGCTTTGAGATTAAGGATCTATCCAAGCATTTGCCGGGGCAGTTAGCGGTTGGTAAATCTGCTGGTATGACTGGGTTAGATGGACTGCAAAAGATTTTGACGATGAATCAGGCCGCCGTGCTAACCAGTGCAGGCAATGATGATGCTGGCAACAACGTTAAAAACCTGTTGAGTAAGTTGGCATCAAGCGACACAGCAAAAGACTTTGAAAAATCCGGCCGTGGCGATTTAGCGCAATTTTTAGTTAAACAACGGTTGAAAGGGATTGATGCAGTTGACGCGTGGCAAAACCTGATCGACAAAGAAGCTGAGAAAAGCCCGGTATTGAAAACCGCTTTAACAAAACTAAAGGCATCGAAAGATAAGACCGAGCAGGCTTCGCTGATCGAGTCAATATCGCAACTGTCCGAGGGCAATGTAATTGGACAGTTTTTTCAAGATATGCAGGCGCGCAGCGCATTGTTTGGCATGCGCAATAAGGACGTTGTTGGCCGGGTAGATTCTGCGATCGGTAAAAACCGCACGGAGTTTGGTGCTAACGATGTCAACTGGGAGACCATGGCGGGTACAACCTCGGCGCAAGTACGCAACGCTGAACAAGAAGCGCAAATCGCTCAAAAAACAGCGATGGACAAGCTCACCCCCACTATCAGCAAGACCGCCGAGTTATTTACTGATTTAGCACAAAAGTTTCCAGGCATGACCTCGGCTACTATTGCCACTGTGCCACCCCTAATTGCCCTGGCCGGTGCTGCTGGAGTATCGGCACTGGCGCTGGGTGGTGGGGCTGCAGGTGGGGGTGGTATCGCCGCTAAAGGCGCAAGCATGTTGTCAAAGCTGGGTTCGCGTGGCAGTTTGTTAGGTGGCGCAGCATTGGCAGGCAGTGTTGCTGTTGACGCGGTTACCGAAAAAGACTCGGCATTAAATCGCTATGGATCGGCAGCCTTGCGCGGTGCCGGTACCGGGATGTTATTGGGCAGTGTTGTCCCCGGCATTGGTAATGCAACTGGTGCAGCGGTGGGCAGCATTGGCGCATTAATTGCCCAAGCTATTACTGATTTTAGTGCTAACAAAACCCCAGAACCGCAGCCACCCACCGAGCTTAATGCAAAATTTGAGTTACTGGCCCCGCCCGGCTTCCAGTTTATCTCCAAAGGCATGCAAACAACTGGCCCCGGCAATGTCAATGTCAATACCGGCAACGTTTTTAACGGAGCCCCCTAATGGCTGAGCAAACTTATCAAGACCGCTGGGCTACTGCCTCGTTCCGGGGCTTTGAATTTCGCACTGACAGCCATGATGCCAAGTACGGCCGCCGTTTAGTCGTCCATGAATACCCAGGGGCAGAAGAGCCGCGGGTTGAAGACATGGGCGGCAAGGCCCGCGAGTATCAACTGACCGCCTATTTTACCGGCCCGCAGTATGACCTGGAGTGCAATGGGCTTTTAGCCAAGCTGAATGAATCCGGCCCGACTTGGCTCACGCATCCCTGGTTGGGACAGTTGTGGGTGCGCGCTCAGCAATGGTCTCGGACTGAGTCCAGCGATAAAAACGGCTATTGCACGCTGTCGATTATGTTTGTACCCGGCGGCGAGCAGCCGTTTGGCGCTGAGCCCGATAAGGTAGATGTCGCATTTGATCGCTCGCACACCTTAGGCGATGCCGCTGAGGATGATTTTGACCCCGAAGCGATGAATGAAGATGGCATGACCGCGTTTATTGCCGCCGTGCAAAGCCAGCTGGAGGTAGTACGCACGGTGATTGCCTTAGCCAGTTTGCCGCTGACCTATGCCCAGCAAATCATGGGGGTGATTGCCGGCATTAAAGGCGATATCGGCACACTAATGGGCATGCCGGGCGCGTATGCCAATGCACTACGTGGGCTGATGAATAGCTTTGGTGCCAGTGCTGACCATGTTGATGTTGCCGATACCGACCGGCCGCGCGTGGTGTCACGGCTATGCACGCTGGCCGTGACGAATAACGCCGTTACAACTGGGCTAACTGATGGTGCAGTAAGGCGCAATTTACAACAACAATCTGTTTTGCAAAGCCGCTTGTTAGTGATGGCTGCGGCGCAAGTGGCGTTGACCGATTACCGCTCCGAGGCGGATAGAGACGCGGCCCTGGCCAGTGTGGATGCCGCTTTTGAGTCGTTGCTGCCCAGTCTGCCCGACGTGGTGTTTCAGGCGGCTGTGGATGCCCGCGCCGCGTTGCGTGAGGCGCTATTGGCGCAAGATTTAAAACCGGCGGTAGTGCGCGATGTGATTAACCCAATGCCTGCTACGCTGTTGGCGCATTTGCTGGAGGTTGATGAGGCGGTGTTATTGGCCCGTAACGCCGTGCGGCACCCTTTGTTTATGCAGGGGCGCGTCAATGGTTGAGTTACGGTTTGATGGCAAACGCTATGGGTATTGGCAAAAAGTGTCAATTAGTGAGTCGGTTGATGATATGAGCGCAACGGTTCGGCTGTCGATTACCCGCCCTGGTACCGGTGAGTCATTGGGGTTGTCAGCCAGCACCGTCGTTGAGGTATTGATTGATGGCTTGTTAGTGGCCACTGTGCGGCCCGATGTGGTGCGCCGGTCGGTTGATGCTAATAGCCATACGATTAGCATTGATGCGCGCTCGTTGGCCCGCGAGTTGGTGGATAGCCAGTATTCGGTCACGCTGTCCGGATTAAAACTGGGTGAGATTGCAAACAAGCTTTGTAGCACGTTTAAAGTGCCTATAAAGATCGTTGGTGACACAGCAGTTGTACCTGATTTTGCCATGCAATCCGAAGCCCCGGCCAATGCATTGATCAATGCCGCGCGAGCTGCAAATATGCTATTGCATCCCTCGCCAGATGGCGGACTGGTATTAACGCCGCCGACCAACGCCGCGCCGGTCGCTACTCTTATCTATGGCGTGCACATCAAGCGTTATGACGTGGTTGACGAGTTTAAGCTCAGGCACTCGGAGTATTGGGTAAAAGGCTACGACTACGAAAACGACGCAGCTATCAATGGCAAAGTAAAAGACGGCGGCATTACCCATTATCGCCCGATGCAGATTGTTGCTGACCGTTACGGCCAAGGCCAGGGCGGCAGTGATCGGCGCGCGTTGCTGGAGCGTAATCGCCGTCTGGCCAGAGCGCATCGCATCGAGCTGGACGTGGTCGGCTGGACCCATGCGGGCGGCTTGTGGGCGATTAATACTCAGGTGCGGGTGATTATTCCGGAGGAAGGCATCGACGGTGTGTTTTTGATCGGCGAGCGTAGCTTTACCCAGGACGACCATAACGGCACGACCACCCAATTGCAGGTAATGCACCGCCAGGCGTTTGAAGGCGATGCTAAAAAAACCGGCAAAAAAGGCGTCAGCAAAAAGAAGGTAAAAAAATGAAACAGATCTGGAACCGGCTGCAATTGATGATCGGCCACGGTGTGGCCACGTTGGTAAGCGCTGATAAATTGCAGGTAAAGGTGCTGGATGGCGAGGTGCTTAATAACGTGCGCCGGGTTGAGCCCTATGGGTTTAGCAGCCGACCGCTGGCGGGTTGCCAGGCGTATATCGTCTTTCCGTCCGGTGATCGCTCGTATGGTGTGGCACTGGTGGTAGGCGATAAGCAATATCAAATGGACCTGGTTGGCGGCGAAGTGGCGCTGCATGATGACCAGGGCAACTATGTGGCCATCAAGCGTGATGGCAATATTGAGGTTAAAGCCAGCACGAAAGTGCTGATTGATAGCCCCCTGGTCGAGACTAAACAAAACCTAAAAGTCGGGGGTGACGTTGAGATTGTCGGCGGTTTGACGGTCAACGGTAAAAACGTCAGTGATACCCATACCCACACCAGCGCGGCGGCTGGCTCACCTACCAGCGGGGTTAATTAATGTTGAATTTAGTGCAAATTGATAACGGCGTGTTTGACCTGGTGTTTGCTGATCCTGCGCAAACCGACACCGATGCTGCTGTGGCCACTCTTATATATACAGTGCTGTTTACCGATGCCGAGGCACCTATCAACCGAGCCCCGGACCGATTTACCCGGCGCGGCTGGTGGGCGAATGCTGACGCGGGCAGCGGTATTTGGCATGTGCGCAGACAAGGCTTAAGCCCGGCCGCACGGCGTGAGGCACTAAACATGGTGCAACAAGCGCTGCAAAGCCATAGCCCGGCGGTATCTGAGGTAGTTGTATCAGAGCGAATCGCGCCGCCGGGAAGTGTTTCCAGTCTGTTTATAGACATCGCTGGCTTGCACAATGGCACAAATTTTTTATTCAGCACGGCATTATGACTATTTACGCCCGCCCATCTTACGACGCATTAAAAACGCGCATTGAAACTGATCTGGCTGCTATGCCAGCGGTATTGCGCGGCCCGTTGTCTGCAGCATGGGCGCGGGCGTGTCACGGTCAGCATGGTTATTTAGAGTGGATTGATGCCCAGTGCAGCCCGCTGACCTGCGAGCTGGAGCGGTTGTTTGATTGGGCGGCATTATATGGTGTGGATCGATTAGCGCCCTCATTGGCCAGCGGCGTGGTGTTGGCTACCGGTACTGCAGGGACTGACCTGCTGGCTAATACACTATTGCGCGGCCAAAACGGGTTGGATTACACGGTATTGGCAGCGGTAACGCTGGGCGCGGGGGCGACATCGGTCACTGTGCGCAGCGTGTCCACCGGTGCTGCAGGTAATTTGCTGGCAGGCCAGACGTTAACCCTGGTTGATCCAGTGCTTGGTGTTACCAGCACGTTGACTGTTGATGCAGCCGGATTAACCGGCGGCGCAGCGGAAGAGACGCTGGAAGCATGGAGGGTGCGCGTGGCCGATGAGTGGCGTGTGATGGTAGTGCGGGGCGGTCGCTCCGGCAAACCAGAAGATTATCGTTTTTGGGCGCAAAGTGCTCATCCGTCAGTCACTGGTGCATTAGTGCAGCCGCATGTTTTAGGATTGGGCACGGTAGTTGTGCGGCCAATCTGCAACGGTTTAACTGATCGTTTGCCAACACCTGCGGTATTAGCGGCTGTGGCAAGTTATTTTAATGGCATTGCCCCGGCCACGGCCGACTGGCGCGTCACTAGCCCGTTATTAAAAGCCGTCAATATTATGATTGCGTTGTTGCCCGGCTTTGATAGCGGCGCTAATCGCGTGGCTATTGCAGCGGCGCTGCAGGCGTTGGTGTTATCTGAGACAACAGAGACGGCAGTGCTGACCATGGCAGAGATTGATGCCGCCATTGCCACAGTTACCCAGCAATATACCCGCCTGTTACCGCTGGCCAGCATCGCGGTTGGCCCCGGTGAGATTTTTGTTTTAAATCCGGTGCAGTGGTCATGATGCAGATCAATCCGCATGATGCCAATGACTATGCCCGCGCCATCAAAGCCCTGTTACCGCCGGGTGCGGCTTGGGATTGGCCGGATGGTGGTGTTGGTTTTGCGATGCTTGAAGGTACTGCACAAGAGCTGGCTCGCGTTGATGCTGCCACACAGGCTGTTTTAGATAATGCCATCGAAACCCATCGTCCAACTATTGCCAACTGGCATATCAGTACCTATCGGCAAGTGGCCAATCAAGCGGTTGCGGGCATTGCTGAGGCGATGCCCCGCCAGATGTGCGCGGTAGGTAGCCGCATTGGCGTGCGATTGTGGAGCAGTGCCGCGCCGACATTAAATTTTCCGGTCCCCCTGGTGCAGGTTGATCATTTGGTGGGGCCGTTTCGGGTAGGCAGTACGGTGGGGAGCAGTTTGTTTAGCTCGCGGAGCCGTTATATTTTACGAGTGCGTTATTACCGGTCTGTAGTGCCTCCCCATCTGTTGTGGGCGGCACTTAAGGCGTTTAAACAAGCGCATGTTTATTTATGGTTTGAGGACATCACCGGCAGCGGTGGAGAGGTTAACTATGCACAAAATTGACGGCGCGGGGCATCTCGGGCACATGTTTGTAATGGAGGATGCGCTGATAAATCGCCCCCCCACTGAGATTACCGCAGATTTTATGAACGCCTTGCAGATGGAGTTAAGTAACGTCATCGAGTGGGCGGGTTTAGAGCTGAGTAAAGCAGATAACGGCCAGTTGCTACAGGCATTACAGGCCAAATTTGCATCGATAAACCCGGCCGGTGACTATGCGACTAAAACAGCTGTGCAGTTTGATGATTATAAAATTGCTGATGCCAGTGTTGTGGGTTCAGCCAATGCGATCGTCGCTGGGTTTTTTCCTGCTATTACTGATTTGGCGTCCTCGCATGGCATGGTGTTGTATGTGCGCTGCTTGGCTGATAACACCATAACGACACCCACATTTACACCTAATAACGGCATTATTGCTGCTAAAACAATCGTCAAAGGCAATAACCTACCATTGGCAGCTGGTGATATTGCTGGGGCGGGCTATTGGGCATCGTTGCAGTATGATTTAACGCTGGATAAGTGGGTTTTAAAAAATCCGGCTAAAGGGCTAGACCCTATGTCGTATGCGTCAATTGCTGAGGCTCAAGATTTAACATCAACAACAAAAATTATTACTCCACAAACTCTTCTTCTCGCTTTTCAAGGGGTCAACCGCAGTCCGGTGGCAAATGGATCGCAGCTCCTTCCTGGTGGATTTATTTTAAAGTGGGGCATAACGTCGCCGGTAATAACTAATACCGATTTTTACGTTACGTTCCCAATAGCGTTCCCAGCGTATTGTTTTCATGCAAATTTTATCGCTACAGCAAAAGATGGTACGGCCGCACAAAATAACCCATCAGTTCCTGCTATTTCTGCCGGTGGTTTTACTGGTTATTGTTCTCGATCTATCACATCAACTTTTTTTTGGTTTGCCTTAGGTTACTAATATGTATTTTGCGGAATTTGATCATAATAAATTGCAGCCAACGCAGGTAATTAGCTGGCATGACGGCGAAACGATAGCTAAACAATCGGCAGCCCAGGCGGATATTCTTACGCTAACAAAATCGCAGTGGGATAATCGACATATGACACCATATGTCTACAATAACTTGCTCATAGCACCGCCATCCGGCCCCTATCAGTCATGGGCAGGATCATCATGGAGCGATGATCCCTCTAAATTGCGTGATGCTAAAATATCCCAACTTAGCCAGGCGTGCGAAGATCAAATCATCGCGGGTGTCGATTGCGCTGCATTGGGTAGTTTGCATACATATCCATCGACACGTAATGATCAAAACTTTTTGTCGGCGCGATTTGCTAAAGCGCAGGCGTTGGGTGCCGCTGGCGAGCCGTATGCATTTAAATGTCAAGATGCTACGGGTGTTTGGGCGCGGATTGATCATACGGCCGCACAAATTATCGCCGTGGGTTTAGCAGTTGATGCGCATATTACTGAGTCGCTAAATCATTTAGATAACTGCATGGCCGATCTGGCTACTGCAGGCGATGATTTAGCGGCAATCGAAGCTGTTGTTTGGTAG